TCGTAATTAACACCACGGCCGTTCTTTGCTTGATACTGTGCCCACTTGTTGTTTGCACCTAATGTATCGTTTAATACTGTTGAACTTAGCTTACCACCGTACCACGAGTTAACAGCTAACATTAAAGCAAAAATACTGATAACCATACCAGCTTTGTCTTTAAGCACTGCTTCACGCTCGCTACGAGAACCCTTTGGTGCTTTAGGTGCATCAGGGTCCTTTGGTTGTTTGTTTACTAAATTTAAAACGCTATCTATCAATGCCATTATTTTCGCTCCTACGTAATATACTCTTATTTAACCGCTTCGTCAAATATTTGTTTCTGGCGCTTGTGCCACTCTAGCCAAGCATCTACTTTAACTCTACATTCGTAGTAGGTGCTGTAATTAACAACTACAGTATCTAATACTTTGCTAAGTTCTTTGGTTCCATTAGCCACTTCGTTTAGTTCAGGACAACTTTCACGCAACTCTGGCGGAATGTCCGGAAACTTCGGTGCTGTTGCTAAACAGCCGGATAAGCAGAATACTAGTGCAACGATCAAGTATCTCATTTCTTATCCTCTGGCTTTCTATTTTTCGCTGCATCGTTGTGAATATCTACAGCAACTTGCGGCACCTTGCATTCTTTGTCAATGTATTCTTTCTCTTTTACAATACGATCACGATTGACCACCTGGATCTCTTTAAC